GTTTCAGCAGAGGAAATAGAACAAGCTAAACAAGACATAGATATAAGAACTTTTAGACAAGAGTTTGAAGGTACATTTGAAAACTATGCTGGTTCTGTTTATTACAACTTCCACCCAGTTGATAATGTAGTTAAACGACAGATTGATTGGGAGAAGCCTTTACATCTTGGGGTCGATTTTAATGTCGATCCCATGTCGTGTTGTGTTGCTCAAATAGAAAAAGAAAAATTATATTTTATAGATGAAATTGTTATTTATGGAAGTAACACAGATGAATTAGTGCAAGAAATTAGAGATAGATATGGAACTAAAATTCAAATTATTGCTTATCCTGACCCAGCTTCTAAACAAAGAAAGACAAGTGCTGGTGGGAGAACTGACTTATCTATTTTACAAAATGCTGGTTTCAAAGTTAAAGTTAAAAATAAACACCCAGCAATTCGAGATAGAGTCAATGCTGTGAATAGCAGATTAAAAGATTCTACTGGAGTAAGACATATTTTTGTTTCACAATCTTGCAAAACCCTGATAAAAGGTTTACAAAGACAGATATACAAAGAGAATACAAATATTCCTGATAAGGAAGATGGATTCGACCATATGAATGACGCACTAGGTTATATGATTGATTATTTAAAACCATTAACTACACAGACAGTATTTAGTTCTCCTACAAGATGGATAATGAAATAAATATGGCATACACAAAAGATTCAATAATAGAACTTCATAAAGATTATTCAGAAACAGTTGCAAATTGGGAGTATTTTATTAGATCATATAATGGTGGATTTGATTATACTTCAGGCAATTATCTTAATAGATATAATTTAGAATTAGATTCAGAATTTAATCAAAGACTTGCTAATACTCCTTGCGATAATCATTGTAAAAACATTATTCAAATATATTCATCATTTTTATTTAGAGTTAGACCGAGTAGAGATTTTGCAGATATGCAAGACGAACCTAGTTTAGATGCATTCTTAAAAGATGCAGATTTAGATGGTAACAACTTAAACACAGTAATAAGACAAGCACAGAATTACGCATCTATCTATGGTCATTGTTTTATGATTTTAGATAAACCAAATATTACAACAAGCACAAAAGCAGACGAATTAGACCAAGACATAAGACCTTATGTATCAATCCTTACACCTGAAAATGTATTTGATTGGAATTTTCAAAGACAAGCTAATGGTAAGTACGAACTTGACTATTTAAAAGTAAGAGAAGAAGTAGATAGAGATGGTGGTCAGTATTTCCGTTTATGGTATCCTGATAGAATTGATACAGTTTATCTTCCTAAAAATTCAGAACCTAGACTAATGGATTCTGCACCGAATACGATTGGTAAGATACCAGCAGTAATTTTATATAATTCTAAATCTCATAAGAGAGGAATTGGTCAATCAGATTTAACTGATATAGCTGATCTTCAAAAATCTATTTACAATGAATACTCTGAAATGGAACAATTAATCAGATTAACAAACCACCCTTCTTTAGTTAAGACTCCTAGTGTAAATGCTAGTGCTGGTGCTGGTGCTGTTATAGAAATGCCTGATGAATTAGAACCAAACTTAAAACCTTATTTACTACAACCATCAGGACAGAACTTACAATCTATTATGGATTCAATTAAACACAAAGTAGATGCTATTAATAGAATTGCACATACTGGTGCAGTAAGAAGTACTAAGTCAGGTATTAGTTCTGGTGTAGCTTTACAAACTGAATTTGAATTACTTAATGCTAGACTATCTGAAAAAGCAGATAACCTACAATTAGCAGAAGAACAATTATTTAATCTATATGCACTATTTCAAAACACAACATTTGATGGAGAAATTAACTATCCTGATTCATTTAACATTAGAGATTATGCAAGTGATCTTATGTACTTCCAACAAGCTAAAGCATTAAACATTGGTTCTCCTACTTTCAATAAAGAAGTAGATAAAGAAATAGCTAGAACAGTTATTGATGATGATGAAAAGTTAAATGAAATCTTTGATGAGATAGATATTAAATCAGAGGTTGGAGAATTTACACAAGAAGAAGTTCAACAAGAAACAGTAGAAGAAGAACAGATATAAAAAAGGCGACCATTAAGATCGCCTATTTCATTAGTTAAAATTTAATCTGCTCTTGAAGTCATATATGCTTTTAAACCAGCATCTCTAAAAATTTTAGCATATGCTGAAGCACCTTCTTCTTTACAATCCATAGATTGACCATGATGATTAGATGGATTACTTAAATAAAGACCTGCAGGATAATGTTTTCTAAATCCTAAATCTTTTAATTCTTTTCCAATTTTAGAATTTGATCTTACATCATAAATTACAACACCAGCAAAACCACAATACATAGGTTCTCCATATTGATTTCCACCTGTGTCTTTATTCCAATCTTCTAAAAATTTATTAACAGCTTTTTTAGAAGCATCTATTCCGTCATTGTGCATTGATATTATATTCATAAGCTCTCCTTTTTTTGTTATTTATATATAAAATGTATAAAATATTGATATAACAGTCAAATAAAAACGAGCATAGTATTTACTAGCTTTTTGGAGTATATATTAGAACATAATTAGAACAAAATGGCAGACATAATCAAAGATTTAACAAATTATCGAATCAAAGGTATTGAGAAAGCCGAGATTGAATACTACAAACAACTCACTCAAACATTAGATAGAATAGAAGCACAAATCATATCTTTAGCTGATACATCACTTCCTAGAACTGCTGGTAAGTTAATTGAACTACAAAGTGCAGTAGCAATTAGACCTAAAATCAAAGCAATACTTGATAAGGAGTATTTACCATTTGCAGATAGAGTAGTTAGAAAAGGATTTGGAGAACAAGCTAAACGAGTTGAAAGACAGTTTAAAACTATTGGACTTATACCACCAGAATTTCAGGAACTTACAAAGGGAGATTTAGCATTAGTTCAGAATCTTAAAAAACAATATTACACACAGTTTAAAGATGTATCTAATAACTTCACAAGAATACTATCAGATAAAGTCTATCAGAATACATTAGTTGGAACTGAATTTACTGTATTAGAAAAAGAATTAAGGGAGTCTATCAATGGAATCTATGCTACTTCAAGCGACCCAGCAGTTAATAGATTAGTTGATTATGTTAAGAACAATAAAGATAACCCAGCATTAGCATCAAGAGTAGATGCAGCAGTTAAGATACTTCAAAGTAAATACGCAAGTACAAGAGTTGGCGAGAACATGAAACGATATGCTGGTCAGATATTAAACGATTCATTAAGAGATTTTGATGCAACACTAAACTTTAATAAAGCTAAAGATGCTGGACTTACTTATGTTAAATACTATGGAGATGTAATACCAACTACTAGATCGCATTGTAGAAACATGATTAATGGAGTCTATGATAGAAGTGGTAAAGGTATTTATACTATCGCTGATATAACTAGAATATGGAATAGCAATCCATGGAAAGGTAAGAAGTCAGGAACTCCAATGGTAGTTAGAGGTGGTTATAATTGCAGACATCAATTCTCTTATGTTAATCCTGATTGGTACGAGGAAGATGGAGAAGAATCAGATATATTAAAAGAAGCAACACCTATTATTAAAAAAGAATCTAAAATTAATATTAGTAGTTTTGCAAACCCAATAGCATTAGCTAATATAAGAACAGTACCTAAAGCAGTATCACAAGCAAGAGTAACTAAAAGTGTTACAGAGGGATTAAAGGATAAAAGATACCCATTAAAACCAGATGGAACTCCTTATAATAGATTTACATATTCAGAATTAATAGGCACTTCAAATATAAGTTTATTATCAGATGAAATGGCTACAAAAGTATCAGTAGTATTTGATGAATTAAATGATTTAGCTGTTAAATATAATGTACCTAAATTAAGAGGTATTGCCCTTACCAATAGAAAGGGTGGTAATTTAGCATCTATGGGAGATGGTACTTTAAAATTAAATGCTAAAGATTTACACAAAACTAAAGAAGGTGTTGCTAATGGATTAGCAAAAACAAACTATATGAATGATACTAAATTCACAACATTAAAGAATTGGAAACATGGAGATCAATTAAGTTATAGACCTACAATAGGATATGAATACTTTGATAATGAATTAGACCAATTAAGACAAGTAATGTATCACGAGTTCGGACATCATGTTCATCAAATGAGATATGTAAGTCAATTACAAGGTAAAGCAATAGATTCAACATATACTTATGGTTATAGTTTTAGACCAGAAGTAGAAAGAAAGATCACTCAAATAACTAATAGAATATTCCCAACTAAATATGCACAAGCAAATGGTTATGAATGGTTTGCTGAAAATTTTAGCTTATATAACATGAACAAAGTAGATTTAGTTGACCCTAAATTTATTAAACTAATAAAGGAAATAGAGTAATGATAGATAAAGCAGAAGCGATATTAAAGAAAAAGAATATAGATGTAATAGACTATAATAAATTTGTAGAACTAGAAAAAGAGATGAAAACAGATTATGATAAATTTTATTATTCTTGGTTAGCAGAGGGATTTGAATTAAGATTACCTGAAATTGCAGCTAAAGTAGGCAGTTATTCCTTTATTAAAGATGATGTCTAATATTTGCATTTTATTAAAAGTAGTGATAAAGCATAATTATTAACCAACTAGGAGTCTTAAAATGACGCAAGAAACAGAGGTAGTTCAACCGAAAAACGAACAAACAGAAGCACCAAAAGAAGAAGTAAAAGTAGAAGCAGCAGAACAGAAAACTTTTACACAAGAACAAATTGATAACATAATCAAAACTAGACTAGAAGCTGAACAAAGAAAAACACAAAAGATTCTTGAAGCAGAAGCATCTCAAAAATCAGAACTTCTAAAAGAACAGCAATTAAAAGAAGCAAAATCTAAAGCTGATATTGAAAAGATTATGCAAGATAGATTATCTGAAAAAGACATAGAAATTAATAAATATAAAGATCAGATGAAAAAAGAGAAAGTTGATAACTCAATTCTATCTATTGCTAACGAACATAAAGCTATTAATGCTGGACAAGTCGTATCTTTAATTAAAAATGAGATCAAATATAATGATGATGGTAGAATAGAAATTCTTGATAATAATTCTAATGTGAGATATAACTCACAAGGAGAACTATTAACGATACAAGATAAAGTTAAAGAGTTTTTAGATGCTAACCCACATTTCCGTCAAGGGTCTTTGTCTGGTTCAGGAAGCCAGAGTAGTGTCGAGGGTAAAACTGTAAAACCTTTCAACATTCAGGACTTGG